ATAAGTGAACAAATACCTTATCATATATTAAATAGTATGATAATTCCTAGTTCGTTAGTTTTCGATGTCCAAAATGTTTTCTTCGTTTAGGATACTTGTTGTTTTAGTGGCGTTTAGTTGTTTAATAAGGGATGAAATTTCGTGGTTTTCTAAAGAAAGTGGTGACTTTCTTGATGGTGCTCTACGTTGAATGCGTCCTTTTAATGCATCCATATTTTCTTTATGTCCGAGGGGGTCACGACCGCGTGGGTGACTGTCTTGACCATAAGACACACCAGTACGTGGACGACCCATCTTTGCTTCTTCCAATTCTTCTTCACCTAAATCTGATTCTTCTTCTGTAGGTTCTTCTAGTGATGCCAGTACCGCGTCAACTGTATCTAGTTTTTGTGGTTCTTCACCTTCAGGTTCCCCTTCTGGTGCTGGCTCTGCGCCTGGTTCTGCTCCTGCTTCTGGACCAGCTTGTGGTTGTTGTGGTTGTGCAGCAGCGTCTACTTTACTGACCCATTCGACATCTTTAAGAATCTTATCTTCTTCATCACGCGCTTCTTCGAGTGATACATTGAGAATGTTATGATATACCCAATCACGTGATAAGTACTTACTATCAGTAATATCCTTAGCGAGTTGAACCTTTTCCTTCCAGAGATTGAGTTTTTCTTGTTCGAAGATGACCGATGGTGAAGACATTTCTAGTTCAAAGTCAATCAAATCTTCATCGGTAAATCCTTGGACATATAAATGGATGATTGCAATCTTCGTGAGTTCTGACACCATAATACGTTGGATACGTTCAATGGTACGTGCGAAACGAACATCTTGTGCTGCCAACGATGCCTTTCCACTAGTATCTTCTTCATATCCCAAGAATGACTTCGGTACCTTGAACGCTGCCATTAACTTGTTACGAAGGTATTCAATATCTTCGATTGCGTTGAATTGAAGGCCTGGGAGATTGGTGATGTCTGTTCCCGAATCTTTTCCACGAACCGGAAGATAGAAATCTTCCGTGATGTTCATCATGTTGTATCGAAGATTATAATCACCAGTCTTTGGGTCCATCAATGGAACTTTCTTCATACGGTCAATGATACGTTGCATATGTGTATCGATTTCCGCAGGTGGAATGTTACCAATATCTACTAAGACCTTACGTTTATCTGGTGCTCTCATAATACGATGAATTAACATCGCGTCTTCCATCAATTGAAGTTGCTTCCAAATACGACGACCACCTTCAATCATTGCCTTACCATATGGAAGGAAGTTGGTATCGGATAATAAACGGAAGTGGGCAACTTCGTAGTTGTCAAGTTCTTTCTTACCTAAATTTAAAAAATCATTTTCAATCTTAAACTTGACAGAAAATGGATTGCCTGGGTCTTGTCCTTCAACGCGAATAGTTTCATATATAGAAAGTGGTACTGCGTTGACCACCCCATACTTTTCATCAATATCAAGGAATAAAAATAAATCCCCATACTTGACCATGTTTCTGACCCAAGGCCAGAGATTGAATTCTACATTGAGAATATCATAGAACAAGTTGTGGAGAATGTCTTGAATTTGTTCGTTTTTTGAACGGATACTAAGTATTTGACCGAATTCATCCTTAACAGTTGATTCGTCGGCGTAAATGTCCATTACTGATGAGATAATAGGGTCATTATCCATCATATCATAATCACGGAACAATTGAAGTCGTGACCCTTGAAATGCTGCAGCGGATTCGTATCGTCCACCGGCTGCGCCATATCCACCTGTCATTGACGAGTAAACACGATGATACCGGTCAATACCTCGTCTATTGATAAACGATTGGATATTGTCGGTATCTGCGACTCTTAACTTCGTTCCGCCTACATTTCGGACGACTGCGTTTGTTGAAAACAGTCTCCGTAGACGACCAAATACACTAGTGTCTGCCATAACCCCTCACTTAAATGAGTACGGTGTCGAGCGCCGTTGCCAATGGCCAGCAATCGACATCTTTATTATCTTCTGCGATATCTTCCGCAACGAGTTTAAATTCTGCGACTTTACCAATTAATACCATTTCCAATAACTTCCATTGTTCTGCATTGAAAATAGTATATGGAGTCATATTGAAACTTTCTGCTAATTGTTTTAATTCTACATATATTTCTGCTAACTTCTTTTGGTCTGCTTCCTTAAGTTGTGGTGCGAGGTTTTCTAATACTGCTTCTACTCGCATCAATTGAACTCGTCGTGGAACTTGACTGGTAACTTCGTTCAGTAAATCTTTTAATTGTGCCATCTTATTTCTCCGAGTCTAATGCTTTACGCATTTTCTTAACATCTTGTGGTTTAGGTGCTGCATTTATAGCGCCACCAGGTCCTACGAGTTGTTCATCTTTTTTCTTTTCAACATACTTCTTTAATAATGTATAATAGTTTGGTTTCTCTGTCAAGTGTGCGGCGGCGATTTTTGCCGTTTTTACCACATTCCCATTTGTCACATCTTTGTGTTCCATTTCTACATTCATTCCCATATGAAACTCTTCGGGACTGAATTTATATCCCATTTTTTTCATAATAGCGTCAGATATCTTTCTGGAGACTTTCATATTACCACTTCCTACACGACCAATAACGAGCTTTGGTACGTGGGCCTGGGTTTGCACAATTGTGTCGTGCTCTAAATGAACGGCGACGAGCTGGGTTGGATTTCTTAATTCTCATCGTCTTGTCACCGAAGTTGACCTTCTTGACGTTCCCAGTACTTGGGTCTTTGACGAATACCTTAAACTTCTTTACGTCACCACGCATTGGTTTTCCAAGTGGAACCTTACGACCGTGATATTCTGCTTCTTGAAGAGGTTGACCTTGTGCTCGCATAATTTCCATTGCGAGACAACGTGGACAATATTCTTCAATAATATCTTCTTCATTAATAGGGACGCAGTTTGGAACCATCTTACCACCCTTGTCCTTCATTCCAACTTGCTTATATCCTTCCCAACAAGCTTCAGTCATGTGTTCCATATTATTCTTCCTTTTTCTTAAAGGTTGAAACCATCGTTGGTTTCCCACCGGGGTTTCCTGCCTTCCGTTTTCTGGTGACTGCTGACCGTTTTTCACCTTTACTCATTGCTGCTGCCGAACGTGCGGGTCTACACTTGGGATACTTCGATGACCCACCCTTTCGTTCTTTCTTACCAGCGGAAGCTCCACACGGTGGATGCTTGCCGGTCTTGGGGTCTTTACGAGAAATGTCTACCCATTTTTGACGAATCCACTTTCCAAGGTCACCTTTGGTTTGGTACTTTTCGTCAAGATCGATAGAAACTTCAACAAGTAAATCAGCAAATCGTATCATACTGGTTTTAGTTGGTTGTTTCCTTGTTTTATGTTAAAATCGCCCACCAGAACCACCACCGGAGAACCCACCTCCGCCTCCAAAACCTTTATCTTTTGAATGTTGTCGAACGTCTTTATATCGTTTAATAAGTCTATCTAATTCATCATCGGCAGCTTTACCGCGTTCGAGTTCATCATCAGATGCTTTACCAAAAAGACCACTAAATTTTGATGGACCGATTGCAGGTGCTTTAGCTGAACCGCCGTCTTGTTTTTTTGAAGGACCGATTGCAGGTGCTTTAGCTGAACCGCCGTCTTGTTTTACAGGTTGAAGTTTTCCATTAACTGTCTTGTGAGTCATTTTTCCATCTTTGCCCCAACGACCAAATCCCATACTAGTAAGGCCTTGTTTTTTTGCGGCATCACTTGCTTGTGACTCAAGTTCAAGTTCTTCACTAATCATCTTGCGAATAAGTTCTGCTAATTGTGATTTTTTCATATCTTATACCGGTTTGGATTTGGTTTTTCCGCCGTGCTTCCGTTTTCTTCGACCTGCGCAATGGGCTCGTTGACTAAAGCCTTTAGGATTGCTGCAATCAATTGACTTCTTATATTTCTTCGTCCATGTTTCAGAAAGTAGTCCGCTCTTTTGTAAGAAATCAGTTATATTAATTTTTATATTTTGTTTTTTAAAATCTTTTAATCTATCTAACGCCATTTCTTTTCTATTATTGATATCTTTAACTTGATTAAGCATATCAATAATACCATCTACCATTTCTTTTTGGTCAGATTCACTTTCTTCAAGTAGTATGTCAACAAACTTAATCATTTCTTTCCTTTCTTCCACCCACCACCCATACTCTTATACTTCTTTGCTGCCCATAAGTTAGCATATGCGGAAGGGTAGACCTTAAACTTAGAACGAGCTGCCGCCTTTGCCTTCGCCCATTTATCGGGACTGGTTGGGATATTACGTTCCAAGATATCACTAATACGAGCACTACGAACTGCTAAATCTTGTGGGTCGGTGGCGGGCATTTCTTCTGGTGCTTCTTGACCAAAATCTTTCTTGGTTTGGTTAAATACTGCTCCGTCAGAATATCCTTCTGGAAAAAAGTCTCTGTACTTCATATTACTTTAAAAACTTTAACTTGTAAATAGTTGATGAGATAAGACCAGCGATTTCATCAACAGTATTGTTGAGTTCACCGTCTTGTGGAAGTTGACTACGGGTTTCGTCTACAAACTTTTGAAGTCCCATAAAGTAACTGACCGTTGAATCATCTTCAAGGATTGTGTTACTTGGTTTGTATCCCTTCAAAATACCATAACGACCTTGATATGATTCCACATAAGTGTCAATCAAGTCTACGATATCTTCGTAATACCCTTGTAATGCCTTGTGTTGAGCATAAGATGGAGTTTGAAGATGGAAGATATGTGCTTGTTCTCTACTAGACAATAAGATAGAGATAAACTTCACGACTGGTGGCATATTACTTCCCTTCCTTTTGTGAATGATATCCCTTCTTCTTCATCCAATGTGCAAGTGCCCAAGGATTATCAATTTCTTTGTGCTTCTTCATAGCGAGAACAGTCTTTTCCCAACCTTCAGGTGCTGCTTCGTTGACAGTTTCTTTCATTGCGTCAAGGTCTTTATCAACTGACATATCGGTCTTTTCTTCTTGACCGTATTCGTGATAACTGGTATTTGCTTGGTCTAAGTTGTTTTCTGCTACTGCGATATGGTCTTGAATCCATGCTGGAATATCTTTTTCGTCCATTCCAATCTTACCCTTTAATTCGGTTGCGTGACGGATAATAGAATCAAGGGTTTTGGTTGCCATCGACACTTCATGGTCTTCGTTTTCATTTACAGATTCATCTTTCTTTGCACGAAGTTTTGCAAGGTCATCACCTTCAATCTTACCATCTTTGTCAACGTCAAGTTGCTTTTGCTTTGCGGTCAATTCTTCAAATTGTGCAAGCATTTCATCGACCTTCTTTTCTTGGTCGGGAGTCATTTGCATTTCCTTAAGCTTCTTCAACTTCATTTCAACACTTACCTTCTTATCACCCTTCTTTTCATCTGCAGCCACAGTTGGAGCTGGTACGGGAGATTCCTTGGTTTCTTCCTTAAGTGCCTTAAGGTTAACTAATCCTGACAATCTAATCATATTATTCTCCAACTTCGGTGTAGAAAAGTCTGTATTCTTTTTACTGGTTTGTGCTGCTTGATATTGCCTATATAAACGGCGTTTTGCCATTATGTACTTATCATTTTTATCTACCTTTCCATCATTATTTACGTCTGCATCTTCCGATCCATGTGGGTCGTGGCGAACGTGTGGGTGATGACGTTCAAACTGAAAAAAACTTTTGTATTCCATTATTTTTTCCGTTTATCGTCACTTTTTGTTGAACCACTTTGTCTGAATGCAGCGGATGATGCTGCTGCCCAAAGATAATCCTTCCAGTCATCCCCATATTTTTTACGGAACTTACTGACTGTCTTTTCGTTGGCCATCATATCACGACCAATCTTTCTACGTTTTTCAATTTGACTCTTGGACATTTTACGAGCACCCGAACGGTCATATGGTTGGGGTACTGATTTTTCATCAAGACAACCTTCACCTTCACAAATTTCTTCTTTGGTTGTCATATTTTGAAGTTCTTCTTGAACAATTTGACGAATCATATTCTTAAAATCTTCTGCTTTCATACTTTACCCCAAAAAATAGTATATAAAGACACTACTATATAAGTATAACGTATTTACAGTAACCACCGTAAATTTTCCTTTTCTGGACCTATTTGCATCTCATACGGATTGTGGTTCAAATTATTATTGGTATAAACCATAGCATTTGTTTGGTATTTCGCTCCGTCTAACGCTATTTTTGTCAATTCTATCCCTTCTTGACGTAATCGTAGGGCCGTGTCTCGTACCCACAACCCAATACATAGAGCAAGTACCAAGTCATCATTATACCCACCCAACGCTTCCGGTCTACCATTCTTCCAGATGAAGGTTTCCAGTTCCGCAATCATCCGACTGGAACGAATAGTAAAGGAATTATCCAACATATACTCCTTCAATCTAGCGATAATCAATGGTCTAGTACGTTGGGAAATCATAAATCCAGGTACCAAAGACGTATTTTTATCTTCCTTCAAATACTTTCTATTCAATTGGTGTTCTACGTCCACATATTGTAAATCTCTGGACATATAAAAGAGATTACGGTAATTACGGTCAATAATCTGTTGGATTGCGTTCCAACCAATAGAACTATTATCTGGAATAAGGAGAGCGTCATTATATTGAGTTGCAATAGACACCAACATATTCCCAAACTGTTTCGTTTCTACCTTTCCCTTATATTCTGCCACTTGGGTAGAAGTTTCTACGTCAATTACGTGGAACGTGGAATAGTCCTCACCATCTCCACGGGCAACGTCCGCACAAACGATATACGATTTAGATGGAGATGGATATTCCCAAACCCATAAGTTACTATCAAACCCTTCTTTAGATATCGGTTCTTGAACGTATGTAGCCTTATAAAATTCAAGTATTTCTGCGGGAATGACCGTGTTACCAGAAAAGATAAATGACGCATCATGTTCTTGAATAGCTTGAAGTTCACCCATCAGTTCCGTTTGACGGTCACGCCATGCTTGGTCACGTTCTGGATGTACTCTCCAATCCAGTAGAATTGTATTGAAGTTATTGGTCTTGGTTTCCGCTTGTTGCCACATCTTATGGAAGAAGTTACCAACACCATTTGGGGTAGATAATAGGATAGCTTTACCACCAGTGGATAACGTACTGGATGCTGCCGTCCAGATGATGTCTGCGTTGTCAATGAATGCAGCTTCGTCAAGGATGAGAAGGGACAATGCTTCAGAACGTCCGGCGTCTGGTGACGATGCTACTGCCTTAATTTGTGACCCATTAGAAAACTGCAACGATAGTTTATTATCTGTTATAATGTTTCCCCGTAACCAAACTGGAAGATTCTGATGCATGAACTTGACTTTAGTCACAAGATTCTTTGCGGTTTCTTGTTTAGTTGCGATAACGAGAATATTCTTGTCTTTATGAAATAACATCAACCACAATGCATATCCTGCAACTAATGTGGAAATACCAATCTGACGACCTTTAAGGACTATATTGTAGTCGTGATTTTCAAAGTCCTTCAATGCATCTTTCTGATAGTGATATAAATCAAACAACACCCGACCTCGAATCGGATGTTGGATATACGAATATCGTGTCAAAAAGTATGAAGAGTCTAACGCACACTTTTTGAATTCTTCTTTGATTTTGTCACGTAACTGTTGCGCCGTAGCGTTCATAAAGCCTCTTATTTGATTACAAGAACTCCAGCTCCAATACCCATTGCCAATCCAATTGCAAATGATGCCTTACGACTTGGTAACTTAAACCCGAACATACGGTTAGGATTCTTTGGTGCTGGTGGAATTAAATTAATGACTGCTTGGAGACTATCACCCCGCATCATCGCCATC